ATGCATAAGTTGCTAATGTTCTTGTTACTGTTGTTCCTCCAACATTAATTTTGACTTTTAAATCCCCATTGCTATCCATATAAATTACAGATTTATCATTTTCTGGATCAGATGGAGCTGAATCTTGTTTTCTCAATTGTAGTAGTTGAGATGTACAAGTTCCATTTACATCAAGTTTAGTTTCTGGTGTTTCACTTGATATACCTACATTCCCTCCATCAGCTATTGTTAATCTTATATTAGAACTTAAAGATGTAGAACTTTGAGTAATATTAAAAGCATCATTAGCACTTTTATTACCTATCCTCCAAGAATTAGTACCAGATTCTTTAAAAACAACAGCTGAATCACTACCATCTAAATCAGTATAAAATTGAGCTACATTAGAAACATGTAGTTCTCCTGTGGGATTTGTTAAGCCTATTGCCAAACGTCCATCCTCACTTAACCTCATCTTCTCAGTACCAGCTATTTTAAAAGTAAATTTAGATGCTATAAAATCAAGTAATTTATAAGTAGTTGTAGCTCTATCTATTGCTCTTATTTTACCAGCTCCAGAATAACCTATCTCAAGACCAGCCCCACCGCTTGGAGTTACTTGACCTATAACTCTTAATGTTCCATCTATTTCAGCTTTAGATTGAGGAGTTACTGTTCCTATTCCTAAATTATTTATAAAATAAGAATCTCCCTGAGTATTTAAAACTATATCTTCATTATTACTTGAATCAAGCATTACTTGCTTAGAACTTCCAACTCCATCAAGTTGCAATTTTATTTTAGCAACATCATTTGAATTACCAAAATGAGCTATTTCTTGTGATGTCGTACCACTTGCTGAAACTTGGAGCTTTGCTGAGGGATTTGTCAAGCCAATACCTACGTTGCCTGAATTAGGTGCTAAAGATATATTACCAGAACTACCATAAATTCTTATTCTATCTGATGAATCAGAAACTCTTCTAAAAACCATATCATTTGCTCCAACAATAATTTGATAATCCTCTTGGCTTGTATCAGTATCTATAAAAGCAATTCCAGCACCAGAATCTCCTGTTAAGTATAATTGAGGATTTGTATTTGATTGTACTTGTAATTTATGCCCAAAATCAAATGTTGTTCCAATGAGTACGTTGCCTCCATCAGTTATTCTTACAAGCTCAGTTGATGAAGAGTTTTTAAATTTAATTGGCTCACTTGATGCGGCTGGTTTGTAAGTGTCAGCCATTACATCTCCACTAACTAAAGCATCACCAGTAACATGTAGCTTTTCTGATGGAGCTGAAGAGCTTCCAATCATTATTGAATTAGTTGTTGTATTGCCTCTATCTGTAACCTCTTGTAAAGTATCATCTTGATATTCTTTAATGAGATTCTTTTTATTAAATGTAACAATACTACCAACTGGAACAATTGCCTCAAATTCAAAAGCTGTTATTGTTAATGTTGTATCATTAGCTGATTGATTAGCATTTATTGTTAAATCATAAGTTGTATTATTATTTATATTTAATAAGCTAAACTTATTACCAGTTGTAAAGATTGCCTCACCAATACTATTTATTGCAAGAGATGTTGTTGAGCTAACTTCTTGAGCTGTAATACTATTTATCTTAATTGTTCTTTCTACTGAGCCAGTATTAGCATTTAATTGTAAAGCTGTGTTAGCAGCTGTAAATGTAAACTCATAACCACCAGCTGATGTTATAGCTTGATGTATTGTTGTTTGGTCTTTCACTTCTAACTCACCACCGCTTATCTCTGCTACATCAATACTAACTTTATATTTAGTTCCCTCAGTAAATACACCAGCTTGTTCTAATGCTGCATCTGCACTACCACTAAATTGAGCTTGGTCATCTTGAATACTCCATCCAGTTCCTTTAGTCCAATCATCATCTGGATCAACTTGTTTTATAGAAAAATTAGTAATTGTTGTAACACCAGCTGTTATTTGTCTTATCCATATTCTTTTAGCAGCTGTTGAATTAGCTCCTGATGCAATAAAATAATGTGTGCCAAACCCAGTACCATATTGACCACCTGAACCTGATGTATTACCAACAGTAAAACCAGAACTTGTTGTACTACCCTCAATAATTAATTTATATGTTTTACCCTCAGTTAATAAATTACTTGTTCTAATACCATCTAAAGTACCTCCAAATGTTTCAAAACTATTACTATTCAAAATCACACCACCTCCATTTGCAGCAAAAGGAGTTGTTGATATATCTAAAGGTTGTGGTATTAACTCACTACCTAACTCATCATAATTACCATTAGCAACTAAATCACTACCAAGCCCACTAACCGCAGTTGTTAAAGTTGTAATAATATTATTTCTTGCCGCTGAGTTTATTGATGAGCTTGGTGGTCTTTGTAAGAATGATGGTGGTGCTGTACTTACTGGAATGTCAATTGTACCAAAATTAGTATCTGTAACTGTTACAGTAGAAGCTGAGGTGCTTTCACTTTGTATTTCAAAACCCTGAAAATCCCATTCATCTTTTAATACATGAAATGTTCCTCTCTGCATAACATAAGACATTGGAGCTTCCTGAGGTCTATTCTCTACTAATAATCCAACAGGATTGATATATTGCGGTCTTACAGCTGTTCCATCATCTTTTTCTTTTGCTTCAGTTGGAATTACTAATCTAAAATTAGCAACCCTGATTGATGTTAATTGTCCCTCTAAAAATCTATCAAGTAATAACTTTGAAAAAGTTTGAGTTCCATTTGTAACACCAACACCCCATTGACCACTTGTTACAGTAGTCGTTCTTGTTCCGCTTGTATCAATAACTTCAATTGCTCCCCTACTAACTGAAGCTGGAGAATCACCCCATAATAGCTCATCAAAGTTTCTAATACTTGAATTATTAGTATTATTACTATCTTGTACAATATTCTGAGCTGTTGCTGATACTTGAAGATTAGCTCCTAAAGCTAATAATTGACCAGCAAATGGATTGCCATTTGGTTGAAAATAAGTTCTTATTCTTATCGGTCCAGCCATGTAACTTGAAGAGCTTAATGTAGTTCCAGAAACACTTGCAACATTTTCCCAAGTCAATCCAATATCTCTTGGATCAGCCCAGTTAGCTCCTGTATCATTATCAATGAATGCATACTTAGAAGATGCAACTCCATTAACAAAATTAAATATTTGAATAGTAATATCAAATAAACCAGTAAATGAAGAATCAGTTGGTATTAATATAGCCGCCCCATTATCTGGACCACCAAGCTGTTGAGTTATTAATCCACTTGAACCACTTGTAAAATTTAAATTACTTGCATACCATCTTGGTCTATTATTAACAGATGATGGTGCTGTTGTATTCCATGAATAAGTATTAGTTCCATAATTATAATGTAAGAATTTAGTTGTTGAACCACCATGAGCTAAATTAGTAGCCGCTAATTGATACCTTATATCAGCTGAAAAAGATTCAAATTGACCTCCAGTTAATCCGCTATTAACACTTGATCTATCTTGAGTAAATATTAATGGTATATCTAAATAAATACCAGATGCATCAGCAAGATTATTAATTCTTTCTTGCGTTACAACTGTGTTTTCTGATGTTGGGAATCCTCCAAAATAGTTCTCACCGCTTCCAGTAATGTATTTAGCAATAACTTCTTTTATCGGTGCTTTAAAATCATATTTAGTACCTACTATTTTACTTGGTCCAATAACTCCTGATGCTTGTAAAAACACTTGATAAGGTGTCCAATAATCGTTAAGATTATCAAAAGCAGCACTTACACTATTACTTGAATGAAAGTATTTTCTTGTATTTATATTATCAGGATTTGATAATGTTCCTGTTTCAGCTGTATTATATTCTGGTATTTGTATAATCCAAAACTTATGCCTCCAATAAACTATTCTTGCTCCCCAATGTTTAAGGAGTTCATTTAATACATCATAACAATTTTGCGGTTGATAAACCCCATCATTCTCTTCATTATGAAACATAGAAACTTGCACCTCTGTTTTAGCAAATGGATCAAATGTTAATGTAGATGGAGCTGATGTACCATGCCCAGTATTATACCAGTTTATACTTGTTCTCCATTCCCAATCAGTTATAGCTCCTTCAGTAGTCAAAGCCGCACCAACTTTACCAAGTACAGTTTTCATCCAGAAACTATAAGAAGCTGGTCCCCATAACATTTCACTTGAATCATAAGGTTTTGTTGCTCCAGTTTCTACAAAATCAACTTCTTTTAATAATGATAATCCATCAGTAAAAGTTAATCTAAACTCATAAGGAAAGAACTCATCAACAGTAGAGTTTAAATCCATCAATAAGAATCCACTCCAAATTAAACTGGATGCAGTTGCTTGAGTATTTCTATAAATATGAACATAAACATCTTTTTCTTCATAGGAATCTCTTACACTCTTTAACCAGTTCTCAAGTAATGTTCCCTCAACCATTATAGGAATTTCACATGATGAACTCATTATAGTTGAGAATCTATCATCATTATCAGAGTCCCAATTGATTTGTGGTCCGCCTTGCCCTAATGTAATCTCAGTTATTGTTGAGCCAGTATAATTTCTATCCCAAATTTGAATAAAGTAACTCCATGAATTATAACTATAAACTGTTGTTTGAAATCTTATTCCAGCCATTATACGCTTCTTAATCTGTTTCCAGATGTTCTTGCATTACTTAAAAATATATCTGTTCCACTTATTCTTCCAACTACTTCAACTTGTTGAGTACCGCCACCAATCATTGATTTAAGTTTTGATAATGGAGCTACAACCTCTGGATTACTATTTGCACCAGCATACTCTCCCATCAATCCTAATGTTGGTCCACTAATTATGCCACCATTTGCATAATTTCCTACATCTAAATTTTTCATTAATCCTCCTTTTGCAACACTCAAAGCTTGACTAACACTATCTCCCATAAGTATTCTTATTGCGGTCATTACAGCTAATTGAATTAATAATCTCTTGATAATACCTTGCAAAGACCTAATAAAAGCATCTGCAAAGCTTTCAGTCCCATCTAATGCTGATGTCATAGAATCCCTAACAACATCTCCAAATAAAGCAAATTGAGCATTAGCAAGTTTTTGTTTTTCTGTTAATTCAGTTTGAAATTGAACTATTCCTTTGAATTGATCTTCAATAGGAGACATAGGTAATCCATCAGTTGTTCCAAATCCAAAATCTCCAAAAGCACCCTCTTCCATTCCTATTGATGGTAATGGTGCAATAGTACCAGTTTTAAAAGGATCAACTGGTTGAGGTTTGGGTTCTGGTTTACCCCCATGCAAGAAAAATCTAAAATTAGGATCTTGAACTACTTTATTAATTTTTAATCCAGTTTTACTTATCTCAGCTCCAAAAAATTTAACTTGTTTTGCTGCATCTTTAAAGCCATCAGCTATTTTATTATCTTTTTCAAATATTTTTTCTAATGTAACTAAGCCACCAGCAATCAATGTCATAACTCTGGCAACTGGATTAAGAGCCACAAAAGCTTTAAAAAGCATACCCAATAAGGGAATAAGTTTACCAAATACAATTACTAAATTACCGAGCAATGCTAAAATTGGTCCAAGAGCTGCTGCTAATAAAGTAAACTGAACAAGATTATCTTTTTGAGCATCTGTTAAATTGTTTAATCTTGTTAATAATTTATTAAATGTATCAATTAATTTTTGAGCAAATGGAATTAATTTTTGACCTATCTCCTCACCTGTTTCTTTCATGCTTTCTTGAAGCATTCTCATTTGATTTGCAAAACCCTCACTTGTTCTCTCAAAATCACCAACAGCATTAGTTGATTGTCTTAGAACTTCGGCATATCTAATTTGTATTTTTTCAAGTTGAGTTAATTCACTAAAGCTTTTGCCAAGAGATAAAAAGTATTCATTATTTTTTAAAGTAGCCTCAGTAGTCATTATACCAAGTTTCTTTAATGATTCTGTTTCCCCAGTAAATATTCCAGCTAATGCTGTTTGAGCAACTTCTATTTGAACATTTTTAAATGAAGCTAAATCACCAGCTAAACCAACTAATGATGTAGCCATGTTAGCAGCTTCTTGTTGGCTCATCCCTAAAGATGTACCCATATCACCAAATAGAGCTGACATTTCTAAAGCTGATCCTCTTGCAATACCAAATGATTTTAAAGTAGTATCAGCAAAATCTTCAACTGATTTAGATGAATCTCCAAAAGAAACTCTTACTTTATTTAAACTTTCCTCAAAATCAGATGCTAATTTAACAGATGCACCGCCCAAAGCAATTACTGGTAAAGTGATATTTCTTGTTAAGTCTTGACCAATATTCTTCATATTAGTTCCAAACTTCTTTATATCTCTCGTAGCTTTTTTCATGGCTTTATCAAAGCCCCTTAAATCAGCTCCAAATGCTACTGTTAAAAACCCTACACTCTTATTTGCCATCTTTTTTTAATTCTTCTATTCTTTTAATATACTCAGCCCTTGCTTTCAACTTCTTGTAATCTACTTCTTTTTTCTTTTTATCCCAATCAAATTCAATCAAATCTGTTGGTTTTATTCTCTTTCCTTTTGGGATTTGTATATTGACTAACACCGCTGTTTGCCATCTTACTCTTTCCCATTCATGCTTTTCTTTCAAGCTTAGGAGTTCGTAGAATCCAGCCATCTTATTAAAAAAATGTCTTGGAATCATATTGTAAAACTCCTCAACAGATAGCCCCATTAATCCAAAAGCTATCTCTTCCAATCTGTCCCAAGTCAGCTTTTCTTCTGCTTGGGATTCGGCTTTTTTTCATTTACCTGTCCCATCATCTCTCCTAAAATCTCCATACATCTTGCAATAGCATTGAAATCACCATCTATTGAATCAGCTAAATCATCAACAGATAATTTCATTTCTTGCTTAGAAGCTCTGTAACCATCTTCTATTCCGCAATACATTAAAATTAAAGCATTATCTAAAGTCATCTCTTGCCCAAGTTTATCTAAGTCCGCAAGTGATGTATTAGTCATTTTAGAATATTTTCTTAAAGCATTAAAGCCAAACTTAATTGGATGGTCTTCTTTGCCTATTGTTATCATTTTATAATTCATTTCAGTAAGTATTTTAAAATGGTTTTGATGCTCAGTAACTCACCGAAAGAATTACCAAGCACCTCCACCAAAAGTTATTATTAATTAACTGTTTGAGTTAATGCTCCAGTACCCTCAATAGTTATTGAATAAGTTGCTGTATCTTCAGTTCCTCCAGTCAAACTAACAGATGTAATAAATCCGCTACCAGCATAAGATACATCAGATGTTGTAGTTGTATCTCCAAAGATAAAACTAACAGCTTGTCTTGTACCTAATACATTCGTTTGTAATATATCATCTGCACCATTTGTTAAAGCTGCTCCACTTGCATCAGTCCATGCATAAGCTCCATCAACATCAATAGTGAAATCTCTCAATCCCTCTAATGATTCTTTGAATCCAGCTGATTCTTTGTTAGTTATTTCTCTTATACTTTGATTAACAGTCAAAGTACAGTTTTGTGCAAAAGCTACTAAGTTAGTTGTCCCAGCGCTGTACACTTTTAGTTCAGTTCCATTTAAAATTGCCATTTATATTTATTTATTTAATTAATTAATTATCTAATCTAAACCCTGCAACAGTTACGCTTGTAACTCCGCTATAAGTTATACTTATTTGGGAATCATTTGTGTTAAAAGCTAAAGGTGCAAATGGTCCAATCATACCCTCAGCACCAGCAGCAACAGCAATAGTTGCATTGCTTTTAGTTAATGGTCCGAAAGCACCAACATCAAATGATGTAACTTGAGCTGTAACTGTAACAGTAATAGAACCACCACCCCCATTCTTTATCATGAGAAAAGTCTTTCCATCATTATCCATTACATCTCCTTCTGCCGTTGCACTTGCAAACGTGGGAGTTATTCCGCTTTCAGTTATCGTTTGAACTGTTATTGTCGCCATCTTTTACTTTCTTTTTTTTAGTTTTAAAATAACCCAATTTCTTGAGCCGCTTGTAATCCTCTTCTTTTAATTCAACTGATTCACCAGCTTGGAAAACATTTCCAAACATTCTTAAATTCTTTTCTAATTTATATTTCATTATGCTGTATTTATAATTCTTACATTAAAATCTATTGCTTTCCTAAACACCCCATCCTCATGGTTATCATCAAAAATATCATTATAACTATCATATTGGATAGATTGAATTGAAACCCCTCCATGAGTTCCACTTTGTCTATCTAATGCTGTTCTTATTTTTAATGCCAAATCACTTGCATCACTATATGATTTAGAATAACAACTTACAGTAATATTATTTACATCTACTGTACTCACTCCATCTTTTGTATCATTAGGATCATCACCATCAACTTCATATATAATAAATGGAAATGTAGTTGTTTGAGGAGCTACGTTTGGAAATATTCTTGTTCCAACAACTGAGCTAACCTCTCCATTGCTACTCAATAAACTATATAATGCTAACCCTACTTTCATTATCTTCCAAATATTCCATATTTCTCAGTTCTCTTTGCATAGCTTTTAACAGTCCTTGCAATTACTTTCTCAGCATCTTGAACAGTATTTTTTAACATTAATTTTTTAGTTGATTGATAAGCTGGCTCAAAGTATTTTTTTGCTCTTTTCATTGGTCCTCTTCCTCCAAACATTACCTCATCACCATATTCAATCCAAGCACCATAGAATCCTGATTTACCCTCACCAGATTTGCTTTTTTTACCAGCCCCAAAAGCTCCTTTAACTCTTGGTCCAACAAAACCCCCTAAGAACTTTCTTGATCTTCTCGTTGTAAAATAACCAATTGACCTTTTTAATCTTCCAGTTTTATCAGCTTTCTCCTTTACAAGATTAGCTCTGGCTTCTTTAATTAATGGTTTTGAGTTCTCTCTAAAGAACTTATTAAACATCTTATCATTATTCAATGTTTTAGGTAGTTGAGAAAATAAATCTTGGAGTTCTTTCAAACCCTCCATCTTAAATGTTACTTTTTCTGTTGCTCTACTAAAACTCATTTAATCTCTTTGTTCTGTTATTATTTCTAAAAAACTATCTCTTCCCTCAATCTCATTTATTGCTTGAATGTAATATAGTTTACTATCATAGCTTATTCTTGTTTTTTCGGTTAAGTTTGCTAAGTCAAGATTTCTAATATAAAACTTTACTTTGCTTATTGCTGTTATCCTATCAAATTCATCTGATTGACTACCTCCATCAAAATCTACTTTAGCCCAAACTGTTCTATAATCACTATAAGATTCTATCAACTCTCCATAGCTGTTAGCACTTGTTGAATAGTTTTGCAAAGTAACTCTTCTATCAAGATGCCCTATCTGCATACTTGTATTTTATATTGGTCTAATAAAAACTTAGCATTCATTGGAAGCTCAGTTGCTATTGTTCCAGTAACAACCGCTTGCCTATTCTGATACCAATTACCAATAGTTAATAACAAAGCTTGTCTTATCCCCTCATCAACCTCATCTGGTCCAGCCGCTATCCCTACAACATAATTTACTTGTACAGCATTTAATCTATCAATAATCTCTGGAAAAGATTTATTTGGTTTTAATCCAATCCTTGCTGGTTTATTAACATCATCAACAAAATAAATATCTGTGTTTAATGTTTGTAATGTTCCATCTGGATCAACATATTTTATATTAGTAACACTTAAAACTGGTGATTTAAATAAATTACTTATATCTTCCCACTTATCTCCAACTTGTTGGATTGTAGTTTGAATAAAAAATCTATTAGTATATTCTTGAGCTGATGATGTAGCTGATTTAATCAGATTAGTGATAAATGTATCATCTGCCGTTGTATCTACTTTTAAATGAGTTTTTGCCTCAGTTAATGTTATTGGATTACTTGTTGCTGGTGTAACTACTTTAAATGCTCTCATAGTTGAATTTAAAAAAAAAGGGATGGGTATTAAGCCACCCCTTTAATTAATACTAATTATTATGCCTCAGTTAATTGAACAAATGCAGTTGCATTTTGTACAGCATCACCGCCAACAAGAGATGTTAATACATATCTTGGTACTCCGATACCTCCATTAGTGTAAGGATCATAAAGAACATCTATGCCTCCAAATTGAGCAATATGTACTTTTGAGAAATCTCCCATTAGTACATGGTCTTTAGAAGCTGTTCCACTTGATGCAACAGCAGATGAAACAAATGCAAAGTAACCATTAACAGTTTTATCTCTTAAATCATAAGCTGCACTAACTCCACTTACTTGAGCTTCTGTTTTAATTTTCGCATAAGCATCAGCATCCATTAAGTAAGCTATTCTTGCACCTTGTAAATCTACATTATTACCAAGTAAAGTTGATTCCATTTCAATAGCATTAGCCGCTGAAAAAGCACCAGTTGGTCCAGTAGCCGCATCAGCAAAGATAGAAGCTGGTGCATTAGTTACATCACCAGTATCTAATAAAGCTGATTCTAAAGTAGCTGCTACACTTTGAGCCATGTTTCTTCTTAAAGCCGCCTCAAGAGATGGGTTTTGGATCATTGCCTCAGCAGATACATTTACAATAGAAATCATTTTGCTTGGTGATAAAGTAACGCTTGAAGCTGTTCCATTAGCCGCCGGAGCTGAGCCACCAGTTTCAGCAACAAATCCAGAATTTATAGAAGAAAATACTGGGAACTTCATGTCATTTATACCGCTATAAAAATTAGCTCCAGCACTTGCTAAAACAAGATTTGCTTCTAATTGGTCTGTCCAAGCCATCACATCAGTAGCACTTCCAGCTGATGTAGCTATCTCTGCTCTTGTTAATATGCTTGATGGAATACCTATTCCTTTGTAAGATTGACCAGTATATCTTGATTCATTTCTTGCCTCTTGATCCATTTCTTTTACAAGTCCCTCTACTCTTCCAGAGTAAGCTTGTTTAAATGCATCTTGGAAAGAATAGCCTCTGATTTCTTTCTCAACCTTTTTAGTTTCTACACCTGAAACAACAGCACTATTTCTTTTAATAGTTTCCATTTTTTCAGCTCTTTCAATCTTTGTATCAAGATTATCAACTTCAGTTAATAATCCATCAACTTGATTGTTTTCATCTTCAGTTAAGTCCCTCTTCTCAGTTGAAGCAACATCTTTGATATTCTCCAATTGTGAGATTATGTCAGAACGTAACTCTTTTAATTCAATTGATGTTTTCATTTAAATTTAATTTTAATTATTATTTTCTCTTATTTATTTCAATTTTTAGTCCAAGAAGAGAATGCTTGACTAATTTCTTTGTTTCTTTATATTCTTTCAATCCTCTTTGTGCTACCATTACATCAGAATCCGCTTGGGAATATGCTGGGTAGGTAACAACAGAAATATCAAATAATTTATCTATTTTATTTATTGTTCTAATATTATTACCAGCCTCATCTGAACTCCATTCATCCCCACCAGATGGAATAGTAAAAGCAAAAGAGCTTTGATTTAAATTATTATTTTTCATGTTGATTAATAAATCTCTTGCATAAGATGTATCTGGCATTTCAAATTCATATCTTAATCCCTTAGCATCCGCTTTAAGTTTTAGAGTTCCCTCACCATTCTTGCTTCTCGCAAGTATTAAATTAGGATCATGGTTAATTAATGCTCTTACATCTGATGAATTAATTAGCTCATCAGTAAAAGCACCCTCTGAGATGTACTCATAAAAGCCACCGAGATTCTCACTTCTGGAATTATAAACGCTACCATAACCAACAACTATATTTCTTTCTTTACCATCAACCTCTCTTGTTTCAATTTTACTTTCAAGATTAAATGTTCTTTTTTCTACATTGGGATTATTATTTCTAAATGTTTTCTCATCTTCTTCTTCATCTTTATCATAGTGATATGATTCTTCCATAATTTCTTCTTCTTCCATATCTTTATCTTTAGACATCATCATCATACATTGTTCATGTGAATCAAATGGCATAAAATACTCCTCACCATCTAAAGTATGGATATGAGAACCACTACCTCCCAGTTTTTCAGCCATTTTCTCAGCTTCCTCTTTTGTACTATACAATGGTAATTCAATTCCATCTGTTATCATAGTACCTACTAATTCTCTTTTGTTTTTAAAACAATCATTACAATCTTTATTCATATTATTCATTTTTTCTTCCATTTCTTTTTTTACTGGATGTTTACTTGGTAATAAGTCCGTATCATGCTTTCCACTTCTAAATTTACCTTTTTTCATAGCATATAAAAAACTATTAACTCTGGCTAATGCCCATTGTTCCGGTGATTTAACAGATGGTCTTACTGATTGAGGATTAGTATTGTAAGCCCCAACCCCTCTATCAAATACCTTTTCCAACATTGATAAAGTAACAGAGCCATCCCAATCCAAACTAAGTTCTTTAATATCTTCATTATGCTCATCTCTTTTATTTTCTAAAGATGTTTTTATTTTAGCACTAACTCTTTTTTCTTCCTCCTCTACTATCTCTTCTCTTTTTCTTTCCGACCAAGAAAAGCCAGCATCACCTCCCCATAGAGCTATTGCAATCCTCCCATTAGATGGGTAGCCCTTTTCTCCTGAGTTGTAGCCTTCCGCCTCTTTGTCTACTTGATGCCTTGAATGAAAGCTAAACATTCTTGTTACTCTATCAGGAGTAAGTTCATTGTTTATAATCATTCTTGCTGTGCGGATTCCAACCTCAGTCCCACCTCTTCCAAATTCTTTTCTCCACTCAAGTCCTTTTCTTGCCTCATCAATCATTCCTTGAGTTGGTGTTAAATCAATATCACTTAATGCCTTAACTTCAATAATATTAATATTTTCATTTTCTTCAATATCTTCAAATCTTTCAAAGTAGTTTTCAATGTAACCTTTCCATTCCTCTGGCCTTTCATTCTCAGCTACTCTAAGACATTCATCTTTACTTCTTTTAAGATAAACTATATTAGCATTTAATCTTTTAGCTAATTCATTTCTTACACTTCTTATTGGTGATGAATTTATAATCCAAACTCTTAAATCCTTTTCTTTTTCTAAGTCATTGTAAAAAGTATCTCTCATTGAAAAGATATATTTTCTAACTTGCTCAATATGATTATGAGTTGATTCATCAGTTAATGCTGAATGAATTTTATCAAAGTCCCAAACAATATCACCTCTTTTTTTATTGTTTCTTACATAAGTATTTTTCCCTGAACAAGGTGAGCCAGATACTATTGTTATATTTCTGTAATAATCTTTATTATCATCTTCAGCTTGTTGCTTTGAATCATATTTACATGAGCCAGTAGCACCCCATCTATATTTACCATTATCACATTTATAAGCTGGCATCTCCTACGTTTTCAATTGTTGTCATATTCATTTGTATAAAATGCTGATCTCCACCCTCTATTGAGTTTAAATTTTCTTTTTGTCTTACTTCATTGATACTCATATAACCATTTTGAATTGCAGTTTTATAAGCTTCATTTCTTGTTTTTACATCTCCTCTTAATAATCCATTGACATTAAATTCTACAAATGTTTTACCAAGTTCATTTGTTCTAAATAATTTTAGATTCATCTCTTGCTCTATCCTTGTTAGATAAGGCATTAATGTATAAGTAACATATTCTTGAGATTGCATTTCTATATTATTAAAACTTGATTTAGATAAATCTTTTAACATGTGAGGTGGAATATTAAATATTCTTGCAATTTCCTCTATTCCAAATTGTCTTGATGCTAAGAACTGAGCTTGCTCAGGTGAGATTGAAATTGGCTTAAATGACAATCCCTCTTCAAGAATAATAGTTGAGTTTGAGCTTTTTAGTTTTGCATAAGAACTATTAAAACTATTTTTTAATCTTTCAATTGCTGTTTCACTTAATGCTCTATCAGTTGATAATACTGAACTTGGTTTTGCTCCATTCTTAAAGAATGTACTTCCAAACTCTTCCATTGATAAACTCCAATTAATAGCTTTAGCACATTGGTCAATAGGTGAAAGCCCTTCAATTCCATCATCTGTTATTAGTTTAATATGTAAAACATCAGAGGAATCTAAAGCTGGTCCACCATCTTTCTGATAAAATAATTCATTATCTTTTATGAAAATATTAACATAATCAGGATTCATTGGTAATAACTGAACTGGATTAGCTGAGTTATCTCTAATGATTTGAACATAAGCATTACCATCTGTTAAGATTGAATACATAATATATTCAAAGAATGTTATTTTATTTTGAAAGTTATTTGGTTTAAATTTTATAAGATTGTAGATTCTATGATTTACATCCTCAACTTTATCACCATTATTTTCTTTTCTGTAAACTGATATTGGTAAAGATGAAACACTTTCAGAAAGTAATCTGATTGCATTCCAAACTGATGTAAGAGTTAATGCTTTATCAGAATCAAAAACATCAGCATCTGGGAAGATTGTATTTAAACTCAATCCTCTTTTATCTATCTTCTTAGAACTATTACCAGTAAATAAAGTTCTAATGTTATCTATTAAGCCCAAAGATTAAAATATTTTTTACAATAATATTAATTAAAAATCTGTTCTTTGTGTAACATTGTTGCCTTTTTTTATTCTTCTATCTCTGCAAACTCTATAAGAATTATAGTCAGAATATTTACGTTTACCAAAGTAAGTTTCATATTCATCCTCAAGTTTCTCATAAGCTTTTTTATAAGTTTTATATTTAGATGCATTGTCCCAGAATCTTTCATCAAAGCCCTCTGGTGTTAGTAATGCTATTATTTTTGAATCCATAGTTTATAATATTAAAAGTCCCCTATTATCGTAAATACTATTAACCTCATCTCCAGTCATGTATTCACCAAGAGCCATGACTAAAGCAACCATTCCATCAACCTTTTCTCTTGATTTGTTTTTTGCAATCTTAATATTACCAGCTGGATCTTCCTGTATTGCAACATTTGAAAGCATCCAATTCATAGCTGGATTGTTATTATGAATGATTTGTTTTCCTATAATTAACTTTTCTAATTCTTTTGTTGGAGCTGACATACTCACAAAGCCCTGACCAAAAGGAGTCATGTTTGCTCCATCACCAATTAAATCAATAACTAATTGAGATGCATTCCATCTATCATAAGCAATTGATTGTATTCTGTATATTTTACTCAATTCATTAATCTTAGCTTTAATAAAATTATAATCAGCAACATCTCCCTCTGTTGCAATAACATAGTTTTGATTTACCCAAGTCATGTAATCAACCTTATCTCTTTCACTTCTTTGCTTTGCATTTTCTGATGGAATAAATAAATGCGGTAAGACAATATAATTATCTTCATCCTTAAATATTAAAACAAAAGCACTAATATCTCTTGTGGATGCTAAGTCAAGACCGCCCCAGCATTCCATTCCCTCAAGTTTTTTAAAGTCATATTTTTGATTACATTTCATCCAATCATCATTAGTAATCCAAACAGTTTGAGAATCAGTCCATAGATTAAGCATCAATCTCTTAAATGTATTTTGATAAGATGGTACATCCACAGCTCTTTGGCTTTCTCTTTCCATGTATTCTTTTCTTAAACTGATACCATAATTTGGATTGCATTTTTTCCAAACCTCTTCATCTTGAATATCATCTCCATCAGTAGCTTCATAAATTACTGAATAGAAAGTTGGATCATCAATCACTCCATCTCTTACTTTACTTGCATAATCATAAAGCTCATAACAAATAGATTGCTTATCAAATCCAGCTGTTGTGATTGCAATACATAATGGTTCTGTTCTTGCTCCAGTTGATGTTAATAATGTATCCCATAAATCTCTATTCTTTTGAACATGCATCTCATCCATCAGAATACAACTGGCATTGAAGCCATGCTTTGTTGAACTATCTGAACTAATAGCTTGAAAGAAATTACCTTTGCTTTCATTAACAATTGAGTTTCTAAATACCTTTCCTCTTTTTGTTAGCTCTGGATTGTTAAGAATCATTTGCTTTGCTATATCAAAAATTATGTTAGCTTGGTTTCTATCTCCAGCCGCTGCATATATTTCACCGCCTCTTTCTTTATCAGCAAATAACATATATAATCCAATAGCCGCACATAATGTAGTCTTACCATTCTTTCTTGGAATTTGAATGTAACATGTTCTAAATTTTCTAAATCCAGTATCTTTATTTTTCCATCCAAATAAATTACTAATTATTTCTTTTTGCCATTCTTCCAAAAGTAATGGTTTACCAGTAAGCTCTCCTTTTGTGTGTGTAATAAAGGTTTCAATAAATCCTATTGCCTTATCACTTGCCTGTTTATCAAAATAATATTTACTCAAAATAATTATTAATTTGTGTATTGTTATTTATTTGAGGAGCTGATATTGATGCTCTTGCTGATGGAGTTATTCCAAATTGACTTGCTAATTTTAAAGCATTATTTAATGCATCATTTTTCATTTTAACCAATGGCTTGGCTTGCCTCCTAATAAGCTCTCCCTCTGAGTTTAAAAATTCATCAACTCTTCCTGATTCTCTAAGTTTTTTTTCACATTCAATGTAAATAGCTATCTCATTCACATAAGCTTCAATCAATTTTAAATCAACCTGATGCAACATATTTAGATTGAATAGTTGTTTAGTTATCTTATGCCATTCCTCTTTGCCAATTGGTGAAAGCCAATCTGGTGAAGCTGGAATCTCAACACATAAATCAACACTCATTTCATTTTCAAGAGTTCTACATTTCTGCATTGTCCCTTTCATTTTTTTTAATTCTGTTGGTAGCTTTTTTCTTCCCTTTCCCATTGGTTTTAGTTTGAACTTAAACTGATATAGCTATAACTATAC